CCCATTCACTTTGATTGACAGTATTGTAAACACTGAAAAGACGGTGAAAACGAATAATGTGTTGACACTGGAAGATACTCAAATCCGGTCATTTGCAGATAACGTTATCGTTCTTGTACCAGATGGGCAATTGGGAGAAATTTTAGCTGTTCAGCCTTTTGCTGCTACAGGTGCATTATCAACCGCTTCTTATTACGGTGGTAGATTACTGATGACTGTAACCGCTGACCCTAAACGCAAGATTCAACAGTTTGATACGGAAATGACTACTTTGTTAGTTCCCGACAAACCAAAATTCATGTGGTACTTACACCCTTACGCATCGGCTTAACCTATGACAATCAACCAATATCTACAGGCAACTCTCACTAATTTCACTTTTTCAGACGTTTTTATTGAAAAAGCATTACTGAAATATGGAATTACAAGTGGCGCAGATGCCGCAGATATTGGTGAACGGGAAAGGGATTTAAGCGAGGCAGAAATGTGGGATGCTGCTGCCGGATTTATTTCTGGCGGCGGTGGATTGGTAAAGATTGATAACAGGAGTGTTGGAAATTCTTCTTTTTCTGCAACTCAAAGCGACCGTGCTGCTTGGCGTAGTGAGGCGGATGCATTGAGAGCTAAATGGGGAGAAGTTTCAGTAGATAGTGGAATTATTTATGATGCATCTAACTTATGGTAATAGATAGCTCTATATTCTATCCTGACACTTGCGTAATATCAAGGTTCGATGGATCAATCAATGCAAGTACTGGAGACGAAATTCCTACTTCTGTGTATTCAGGAATATGTGGGTTTAATTTAAATCATACCGGAGATACTGCATTGAATGGATTAGAATACACAAGTGCCCCAAAAATAATCATACCGACCTACGATGTACTATTCAAGGTTAACGATACCGTTATTGTAACTTGTTGGTCAGGGAGGATTATTAAGGGGACACTTAAAAATTATGATCCGTGCAATTATCCGGGAATGACAGGTGCAACAATTTGGTTGAAACAAGGACAAGATGAGTAAATTTTCTGCACAAAATGCATCTATTGTCGGTTCTAAAATGAACGGAGGTGGTTACTTTGCCAACATCCAGAAACTTCGATTAGTAGCCGATGAAATAATGCAAATTGGCAGAGAGTCGATACCTTACGATACTGGAAATTTAATGGACAGTACGGGAATTGGAATTTATATAGATGGAGTCTTAATTGATTTCAGATATGAAAACCAAGCCAATGTACCGCAAACATTTCATGGACAAGTAGTATGGGGAAAAGACAAACTTGACAAAGCATTAACTCTTGGAGCATCTATTTATAATACTGGCGTTTGGATAGTGCTGTTTTCTACAGTTCCTTATGCAATATATCAGGATAGATTAAGTGGGTTCTTTACAGACGTAATGAAATCAAATATGAAATACCTTGTTTTATCTCAATTTAAAACGAAATTATGAGCGCAGTTCCATTAAATATAGATGTATCAACTCCACTAAGAACCTTGATGGCTTCTGCCGGTGCTGATTGTTCGATTTATGTAAATGGCGGATTACCTAGTTCTGGATTGCCTGCTTCGTTTATCTTAATTGAGCCAAACGGAGGAATTAAAACCAACGCTAGTAAATTCGGAAATGCATTCTGCGTTTTATCAGTTTCGATTTATGTTGCATTACTGTCGAATGGCGCAGTTAACCCGACCAAAGAAGATATACTTCTTGGCAAATTTCAATCACTGTTTCAGTCCGTAATAAAAACCACAGTGGGGTCAAATCATTTTACCTATGAACTTTCGGCAAATCCAATGATGTATTCAGGGAAAAGTCTAATTTCAGGGTACTCAACAAAAATATTAAACGTAAATTGTTTTATAAACTATTAAAAAATTAAAATTATGGCTAATACAATTGGATATTTTCATACGACGCTCGACGCTATCTTCAACGGAGTAGGCGATGTAGTAACGTTTGATACCGTAATAGATGCATCTTATGGTGCATTATCACTCTCCGGTCTTGCCAATGGTAAATCGTTGGGAAATTTGTATAACGGAACTGCAAAATATACCGGTTCTGCTCCGACTATCACTAATTTGAAGAACGAGCAAGGCGCGGCTGTTTACAGTTACCCAGAAGATGGAACATTTTCTTTTGAAGTTGTTGTCATGGGATTGAATACTGAAAATGTTGTTAAGTTCTTAAAAGGTGCAACTGTTACATCTTCGGATTCTTCTATTTCTTGGCAGGGTGCAGGTGCTGTTCATACAGGTTTTGGAGATGCTGTTGCATCTCAATTCATGCCAGTTTCTTGGCTTAACCGAGAAAAAAATATGGCAGTTACATTCCCTAAAGCACTTGTTGTTGCTACTCCGATAGATCAAGAAAAAGGTATTGGACTGAAATTGACATTTACTGCTCAGTTGATTCCAAAAACTGCAACGATGAACACGTTCATTATCTCTTCCGGAGTTACTGTGAATTATACTGCATAACTTCCAGTAAAAACCAAAGTAAAAGCAGGGTGGGCGGTTTAACCTACTCTGCTTTTTTTTATTGAACTAAAACCACCCAAAAAAATATGGCGACCACTAAAGACAATTTACTATTACAGCAAATAGAAAATAATGACCTAGTCATTACATCTCTAGGAAGCAAAAAGATTAAGATCCGCAGGCTTGGAAATTCCATTGCTGCAAGGTTTGATAAATATACAGCGGAGGCTGAAATATCATATACAGAAAATGGACTTCTGATAAATATGTCCAACAACAGAAAGTTAGTTCCTAAATGCGTATCGTTACTAATATTACACGGATGGTTGAAGGTGCATTTATTCCATTGGATTTATTGGAGATACTTAGATATAAAATATACCCAGAAAGAACTAGGAGAGCCATTAAAAGGAGGACTTAGCATGGGGGAGTACAATGGCTTGTTGACCAATTTGGTTTGCCTTCAGGACAACAGCCAGATAATCCAAAGAGCGACGAAGGGGCTTATCAGGAATACAGTTCTCGCACAAAACTCGGAAGCAGAAACCAAATAATAATCGAGTTATACGGAGCAATAACCCCTTATACGGTTTATAGATACTGGTGGGTCGATAGTATCGCAAAACAGACTATCATGCTCTTGGATAAATCCGGCTTACGCAAAAAAGGGTCAATTCCACCGGACCCATCAAAACAGGTGGAGCAATTAAGTCAAGAACAAGTAACAAACGTTCTTGCATCATTTGGAATTGGTACACAAGCCGAAACCGAAGAACAGAAAGTTGAACGGATAAGAAACAAATTTAATAACGAATAGTTATGGCAGGCGAAGAAAAATTGATTTTCCCGATGCATCTTGATTTAGATGTTACTGATTTTTCTGCTGATTGGGCAAAAGTAGAACCTGAATTACAGGCGATTATTGACGCAAAACCTATATATGCTAAGATAAATATAGATGATGCTGCGTTGAAAGCGGCTGTTTCTAATTTATCCAAACTTCAAGCTGGAGGAATTAAACCAGGCTCTCCTGCTGATGCTAGAATGGTTATCGCCAATGAAAAGGCAAAGGCTGTCGCACTTGCCGCCACAACCAAAGCCATCAATGCTAATGCTATCGCTACTGATAAAGGTAGAATTGCCGCCGCCAATGCTGAAAAAGCTGAAATAGCACTTGAACGTGCGAAACAACGAGGTATATCTGCCGTTAATACCCAGAACAAAATGTATCAAGCTCAGCGAGGTGTTCTTAATGGACTTTCTCAAATGGCTATGAACTATGTTTCGGTAATGGGCGCATTCAATCTTGGGCAGAATATAATCAAAGTTACCGCTGAATTTGAAATGCAGAAAGTAGCTCTTGGTGCAATCATTCAAAATAAACAGGCTGCTGATAAATTATTCTCACAGGATGTTGAACTTGGGTTGAAATCTCCATTTCAAATAATGGATTTGGTGAAATACACCAAAGAGCTTGCCGGGTTTAGAATTGAAACTGACCAATTATTTGAAACTACAAAACGACTGGCGGACGTTTCTGCAGGTGTAGGTACGGATATGTCTCAAATCGTATTGGCTTATGGTCAAGTAAAGGCAGGTACAGTCCTAAATGGAAAAGAACTCCGGCAATTTACATACGCAGGTATTCCGATGTTACAAATGCTTGCAGATAGGTTTACTATCCTGCAAGGAAAAGCTGTGTCTACTGGGGATGTATTCAAAATGGTTACTCAACGATTGATTAAATTTGGTGATGTAAAAGCCGTATTTGAGGCTATGACCAATGCGGGTGGCGTATTTTTTAACATGCAGGAAATTCAATCTCGAACATTAAAAGGGTCTTTATCCAACTTGGTTGATGCCTACCAAAAAATGTTCATGGAAGTGGGTAATGCCAACATGGCTCCATTGAAATCCACCGTAGATGGCATGAAGGATTTGATGGCGAATTGGGAAACTGTTGGGAATGTTATAACTACTGCGGGGGTTGCTTATGGTGTTTCAAAGTTGTCAATGATGGCATATAATACCGTACTTGGTGAATCGAATGCAAGAATGCTGGAGTCCATTGGTTCTGATAATGCAAAACAAGCATCGTTACTAAGGGTGCAGTCTAGGTATATGGCGTTGAATGACGTAGAATCTGCTAGAATAACACTGGGTAAAAGTATAACCGGAGCACAAATATCTGAATTGATGTCTACTGATAAGTTGTCAAAGGCATCTGCGCTAAGACTTGTTTATCTTGGGAAAACTACAGAAGCGCAAAGGGCAGCAATGGTTACTACAGGAAAAGTAGCAGAATCCGAGGTTGCATTAGCTATGGGTAAAAGATTAACCAATGCACAATCCCTTGTGTATAATCAATCCCTTGGTAGTTTAATTACAGCAAGGGGTACAGAGAAATTGTCGTTATGGGAGCTGAATACAGCAGAAATTCAGCAATTCAAAACAAGGACATTACTATTAGCTCAAACTGGAACTTTGTCTGCCGGTAATAGAGAAAATGCCATAAGTATTGGCCTAGTTACCGAAGCCGAACTAGTCGGAGCAGCATCGACCACAGCCTATTCTGGAGCGTTTAGTGGTTTAATGAGGGGGGCAACTATAGCCATCGCTGGAATTAAAGCCTTCGCTGCATCAATTTGGGCTACCGTTACCGCAATGGCTCCAATGGCAATAGCAATGGCTGCCATCTATGGTGGATACGAATTGGTAATGTCATTAACATCGGCTGAAAGAGAACGCAAGAAACAAATAGAAGAAACCGCAAAGGCTGCATTGTCTTATACAACAGAACTAAAAGAGGCGTATAATTCAGTAAAGAATATCGTTGAAAGTGGGTTATCATCGGGCGCAGATAATAAAGCTATTTTCTCTGCCCGCGCAGCGTTACAGCAAATTATTGAAAAGAACGAAACATTAATTCCGTTAGTAGCAGAGAGGCTTAAAAATCTTACTACGGAAGCTGCAAGACTAGCCGAAATTAAAAAGATTTGGGATGAAATAAATTCATCGGTTAAAGATGGTGGAAAATACACTCCGGCGATTGCTAATGCAAATGCGGGGACTAAAAATGCGTTTGGGAAAGGTGGGGCGTTTGCAATTGGTGGTGATTTTACATCCATGATAAATGAGTTGGATGCAAATATGGGTTATATACAAAGCAAGTTTGGTATAATTACATCGGATTTGCAGACGAACTTAAAAGCGCATGAGGAAGCCTTTACGAGTGGGGTTGAGGATATAAATAAATACAAAGATGCACTGGAACACCTTGAATCTATAACCAAATACAGGGCACTTGCAGCACCAAAGGGTAGTGAAGCTAGAACTGAATATGGCTATCTAGTAGTTAATATAGGGGATGCGATAAAAAAAGCATCCGAATTACAAACAAAAACCGATGACTTTGTATCACATTTCAAAAATAGCGTACAAACTATTGGCGAAGGAGCCAATAAGCAAACAATAGACTGGGCAAAAAGTAATAAGGGGCTGACTATAAACAATTATAATCTTTTAAAAACCAGTATAATAGAAAGTGAACAATTGTTTTTGAAAACCACGAAAGAGGAAGAGAAGGCGGGAGTTACTATGGCATTTAACATCTCTAACGCATTGTTGGGGATCAAATTGCCGACAATTATGCCAAAAAAGGATATTTCTAATTTTGGGAAATTATACAACAGTTGGATAACGAAATATAATTTAAAAGGAATAAAGACTATAACTGACAGTGCGGATGACCAGTCTATAACCGATTTATCAGCAGGGGATGCAAATAGCAAGCAGTTAAAAGAGGACATTGAAACTCTTAGGAAATATAATCTTGAGGTGCTTGCCGGAAATAATTACAGCAAAGATGCAATTCCTGCCTTAAAAGAAAAAATTGCAAGTGAAAAAATACTGAATACTTTACTTGGCGGAGACAAAGCTCCTAAAGGCGTAGACACTCGTATCGCCGCTTATGCCGACCAATTAAAAGTGGTCAGGGATGCTTATGCCAAATACCTTGAACTTCGCAAACTTATTGGAGACGAAGCTGCCAAACAACAGGTTAAGGGCATGTTTCAGGATAGTATAGTAAACGTCAAAGGGACTCAAACTTTATCTCTTGCGTTCACGCCAGAAAATATGAACAAGAATTTTGCTGTAGCCGAAACCAATATGGTGGCACTGGAAAAGACAGTTGGTGCAAAATCACGGGATATATTAAAAGAACAGTCCGATTTTACTTTTTCAGAATTAACTCGTACTGTTACCGAGAATTTAGATAAACTGTCATCCGACATCGAGCAGACTCAAAAGGCGAATGAGTTCTATGAAAAAATGCTTGGGTTGGATATGACTCCTGAATTGGCTAGAAAGATCACCGCGTCAATGGGCATGAAAGTTGGTAGTGTTCGGGAAGAAATTCAAAAGGCAATGGCCGAAGAGATGAAAGTCAAAAATGCCAGTGGTGAGGTAATAAAAGATTACGGGCTTGGAGTTGACATGAATAATATCAGTAGCGTACAGGGGGCTGTAAATGGAATGCGTGGAGCCGGCATGGAAAATCAGCCTGCCGCACTACAAAAACTTCTAAACCAACAAATTGACTATGATACAAAGGTAATTACAGAATATGCCGATTTCAAGAAGAAAATCGCAGATATGCAACTTGAAGCCCCTTTCTTGGGTACGGGCGCAATGTTTGATATATCTAAGTTATCCAGTGATCTTTCGGCTAAGATAGCTAGTGAGGATAAGTTACATGAAAAAATACTTGCTAATTACAGGGAGCGACACAGAACGGATATAAATTATACAGATGAAGAATTTTTAGCTGATATAGCGGCTGCCGATAATGCGTTTGATAATTCGCTTGGTAACGAAAAAGCACTTGCACAAGAAAAGCTCAAAAACATCGCTAAAACATACGTTGATGATAAATTGCAATCTGCCGGATTAGGAAAGGATGCAACAAGCAACCTTTCCACGAAGTCGCTAAGCCAACTTAATGATAATCTTGCACGGCTAAAAAAACTGCAAGGTGAAATTAAAGCTGGTGGTGTTGGTATTCTGCCTCCCGACATTCAGGCGCAACTTTCAGCGGCAGGATTATCTCTTGATGATTTCATAAAAGAAGTTGAAGAACTGTTTGGACTTGAATTTTCAGACAATCTTAATCAGAAAACAGAGGATTTAAAAAAGGCAGCAAAAGAAATATTGACCTCTTTAGGACAGGTCGGTTCAGAAATAGAAAAACTTGGGAAGGTATCTGGGAATACAGGACTTGAAGGATTAGGACAGGCTGTATCTCAGATAACAAGCCTTGTGTCTACCG